TGGATGACTCAAAGCTAGAAAAAGAGAAAGCATTAGAGCGCTACGCGATTACTATACAGGAGGATCGTATAGCTAAAGACATTAAGCGGCAAGGATTAAGCGGAACGCCCGGCGGCAAGACACTCATCAAGCGAACCCTGACGAGCGAAGAGAGCTTCATTGAGTTTCTTGATACTTGGATTGAAAACACAAGTAGTAAAAAAGGCAGAAAGCCTAGCTCTCTGAAATACATAAAGCTATTACCTTCAAGCACTACGAGTTTTCTCACTGCTAGAATTCTCGTCAATGCCATAGCTAAGAAAAATAGAACTTATCGATCTGTAGTAAATAATTTAGCGTCAGACTTTTTGATAGCTACAGGTGCTCACCTATATGAACTTAAAGACACTGACGCATTTAAGAAGTTAGTTAGAACTTTAAACTGGCAGCCTAAAAGTTATATCAGAGAAAAAATTGCTAACGAAACATTTACAGCCGAAACAGTCCATGTCGAAGCGTCAGATCAAGAAGCTTTAGCTATAGGTTGCACGTTAGTGGATCTATTCTGCTCGCATACTGGCTTGTTTGAGGTTAAGAATCAGTGGCGTAATAGCTGCCACTCAGAGAAAATTATTGAGCCAACAGATCTAGGCAACCAATGGATCAAGGATGCTCAGTTCACGAATCAGGTAGCCACGCCTTACCATCTGCCCATGGTTATACCCCCTGCGCCATGGACGACCCTCCACGATGGAGGCTACCTGTACCAAAATCTGCACCCCGCAAATCTTGTGAGAACTCGCGAGAAAACCCTTCCTAGGACGTTAGAAAATTCAGATCTGTCGGTCGTAATGGAAGCTGTAAATGCTATCCAAAATACTGCGTGGCAAATAAATAAGCCGATCTGGGACGTTTGGCTGCAGTGTATCGGCAAAGGTTTAGCTGGATGCTCAAATAAAAAAGACGTTAAAGTGCCAGATCGTGTAGAGCCAGATGTGCATGGCTTTAAGAAAAGACAAGCTGAACGTCGCGAGGCTTTTGAATCGATCAAAGATGCTCAAGCAAAAAGCTGCGTAGAAGCGCAAAAGTTGAAAATGGGAAAATTACTCCTTGAGGAAGAGGAACTTTATTTCCCACACAATCTCGATTTCCGGGGCCGCATCTACCCTCTCGCAGGTCGCGGGGCGATTAATCCTCAAGGTGATGACTCCGGGAAAGCAATGCTTCGGTTTGCTAATGGTAAGCGACTCGGTGAAGACGGAGTGCCATGGCTTTTTATCCACGCACAGAATGCCTGGGGAAATGACAAAATAAATCTGCAAGGAAGAATCGATGCGACCAGTGAGCACCTCGATTTGTACTGCACTTACGCGATGGACCCCATGGTTAATCGTGGGTGGATGGAAGCAGATAAACCTTTTTGCTTTCTGGCGTGTTGCTTTGAACTATTAGGTTACACCATCGAGGGCGAAGATTATGTCAGCCACCTGCCTATAGCTATTGATGGCAGCTGCAATGGGCTCCAACATTTCGCCGGCATAATGCTTGACCAGCGAACAGCGGAAGCTGTCAACGTAGTGCAGACAAACAGTGAGCGCAGTGCTGACATATATAGTCAGGTTGCTGACGGCGTCGAAGTGCTTCTAACAAAGCAAGCTGCAGGTGGCATTGAGGAGGCCCAATATTGGGTTGGCAAAGTTTTCCGCGATGTCGTCAAACAGCCAGTGATGACGCTGTCCTATGGTGTCACTCGAATTGGCATGCGAGATCAGATTGTTGATAAGTGCCGTAAGCTGGTTCGAAAAGGAAAGCTGGAATATCAAGAAGGAACGAACTCTTCACTTGCGGCTTACCTTGCTGAGCAAATACACAGCGTGATCGGTGATGTCGCCGGCGCTGCTTTCGACGTCATGCATTGGCTCGGATCAGCAGCCAGTATCAAGGCGCAAGTCATTGACGACCTCGATGGAGCATTTAGCTGGGTTACACCAACAGGACTGCCAGTCGTTCAGGAATATTATGAGTACGACACTCAGCGATTTAAGGTCTTTGTTGAAGGACGATCAGTGAAGTTCACTCAGCGGATTGGTGCAGCTCAGATAAAAAAATCTAAGCAGCGGCAAGGTGCTGCTCCTAATTTTGTCCATAGCATGGATGCCAGTCATTTGATGCTGACAGTTAATGAGTGTGCGAAGCATGGACTAGTAGATTTTGCGATGATACATGATTCTTTTGGAACGCATGCCGCCTCTACGCCTTTGCTTTTTGAAGTGTTAAGGCAGAAATTTGCTGACATGTATAAAAGCGATGTGCTCGACGATTTGTACAAGTCAATGCCGGCGGCAGTGCAAGATAAGTTAGAGCGGCCACCGAAACGCGGTGCGTTGGATCTTGCTCTTGTTACTGAGTCTGAATTCTTTTTTGCTTAAAATGCTTTAACGCATATGCTATGGTGAACACATGTCAAATTCTTGGATCGATAACATTACCGAAAGTAACAGCCCATTGCATAACAAAGTGCTCGAACTTTTGAACAGCTCAGAAGTGGTATGGGAAGGCTTAGGTATCGAAGGCGTTGACAATCTTGCACGAAATCAGCAGCTCGATTTTGAAGTTTTAGAAGATGAGTATCGCGGAAGAATTGTTTCAGCCTTTAAAGAAGAAGACTACCTCACCATGGGCAAGCTATTTCACTTCATTTTAAGCAGTTACGTTCTCACCGTAGCTGCACACCAAGATCCGGGCCTCGATTTTGACGACATAAAAATTGAAGCACCGTAATCAAGAAATCGAACAATACCGATTAGCACTCATTGCATATCAAAAATCGGAAATTTATCGAGCACATCATAAGGGGAAGCGATGCCATCGAAAAGACAAATGCGCCGAGCCTATGAAAGATATGGCGAAGCCGTATACGAGCAAGAAGTAATCGGTAAGCACTCCAAAGCAAAAAATAAACGCACGGCTAAACCCATGTCTTTAACTTATAAAAAAAAGTTGAGGGCTCTTTATTTACGAGCGGACATTTTAGTTGTCCCCTACTCGGAGATGGAATTGAAAACCTTAATGCAAAAAGCAAGAGAGGAGTATGACAAGCAAGGAATGATTACCACTGCGACTAGCGTTGAGCTAGTCAAAGCCGGCAAAAACGTCACAGAAATTGAGACTCTCTGGGACGATCTTAAATCTCAAAATATTAAAGTCACTTTTAAAGGAGAAAATAATGAGTGAGCCCACAATTGCGGAAGCTCTTGAGTCGCCTCAGCAACACAAGATTTTTCGTACAACACCGATAGGAGTTGCGGTCTACCCCCACCTCCTCGACCCGGATGATTTCCAGCTAAAAAATAACGGCGTGTATGAGTGCAACACAAAATTGTTACTCGATCCCGCTGATAGCGAAGTTAAAAAATTTGTCAGCGAAATCGATAGTCTAGTCGATCAAGCTTTTGAAGCTGGAAAGATTAAACTTAAAAAAGAATGGGAATCTGCAAGCGGTGCACAGAAAGCTAAGTTAAAAAAAGTGAAAGATGAATTGGTAAAACATTCACCCTACGACGATGAATTTGATGAGGAAGGCGAGCCGACCGGCAAGGTTCTTTTCAAAATGAAAACAAGAGTTAAAGGTGAGGATAAAAAAACCGGCAAAATGTGGTCGCGTGAGGTTCCTATCTTTAGTGCCGACGGTAGCAAAATCCTTGGTGAAGAACGCAACAAGCTGAAGCTATGGGGTGGCTCCCGTATTGCTATATCCACACAGCTTGTTCCTTTTGTATCGCCGGGCATTTCAAAATCGGGAATCTCTTTAAGAATCACCGCAACTCAAGTTATCGAAATTGCTGGCGCAGAGAAAAGCGCTGATCAGTACGGTTTTGGCACACACGAGGGGTTCATCGCGGAATCTAACGATTCTGAGGAAGCAGTAAATGACGAAACGGAAGAGGAAGAATTCTAGAATCTTTCCCCAGCAGTTGTCTCCAACCTTCGTGTTGAAACTACCATGGCCGCCTTCAATCAACCATTACTACGGTCGGACAAGGACAGGTCAGCAGTTTATCGGAAACAAAGGTAAGCAGTTTCGGCGAGACGTTATTGAGTACCTTAGATTTATCCCCGACAGCGATAGAAGTATTGGACCCGAGCACCGAGTTCAAGTCTGGGTGGAAGCAAGTCCACCTGACCGCAGACGACGTGATCTGGACAACCTAAAAAAAGCACTACTCGACGCACTCACGCATGCCGGCGTTTGGCAAGACGACTGTCAAGTTGACGACCTGCGTGTTGTGCGTAGAGAACCAACAAAGGGTGGACATGTAGTAGTACACGTCTCTTTGATACCAGATGAGTAACCTATATAACAAGCGCAAGTGGTACAACGCCTACGCTCGCTACAAAATTTCCCCTATTCAATACTTCAAAATCTTATTACGCCAGGATTTTTGCTGTCCAATATGCAAACTAGAGTTTGATTTTCTAGGGAGCAATCGTGCTGTTAAAGGTGTAAGACGAGCTTGTGTAGATCATGACCATTTAACAGGCGAGGTCCGTGGAATTTTATGCAGCTCATGCAATCACGGTATGGGATTTTTCTTCGACAGCGCTGATTGGATTAATTCAGCGACTAATTATTTAAAGGAGTACAGCAATTTGCGATTACAAAAAAAGTCAGACACACAAGTCACTATGGTTCTTCAATATTTACAAAAGCGAGGACCGATAACTCAAGCGACTGCGTCGCACGTTTTTGGTTGTTCACGGTTGGCATCCGTGATTTACCGATTACGAAAGCGCGGTCATGAAATCACCGCAACTTATGAGCAAGGTGTAAAAGGACGCTTTGCTAGGTATGCACTACAGCAAAAGAAAAAATAAAAATTTTGCAAGGGGAAACGTATGGCACATGATAAAGGTCAATTCTTAAGACATGAAGCTTGCCCATCAGACGCATGCAGCTCCAGTGATGGTTTTGCTCGTTATGAATCAGGGTATGGCACATGTTTCGTTTGTGACTATTATGAATACCCAGATGGCAAAAATCCAACTTCTGGGGAAGGTAAAACAAAATTACCTCGACCACCCTACCCTGTGTCTGGCGACTTCCAACGGCTAAGAGATATATCTCAAAAGACAATGGAATTTGCAAAGTATCACATCGGGAACTATTGCGGCGAAAGGGCACACCTTGTCGCAGTCCCTGATGGCAACGGGTCAGGCCACTCTGCAACAAAAGTTCGACTTGCAAAGAAGCAGTTTCGCTATGTCGGCGACACGGAGAATGCTGGATTAGTATTTCAGAATCTCTGGCCGTCTGCCGGCAAGAAGCTGGTTATTACGGAAGGCGAATTTGATGCACTTTCAGTTATGGAAGCGCAGCAGTGCAAGTGGCCAGTCTGTTCGCTCCCAAATGGCAGCCAAAGTTTTGAGAAGGCTTTTAAGAATGCCTTTAGCTTCATCAACAGTTTTGATGAGATAGTACTTTGGTTCGATAATGACGAAGCCGGTCGCCAGTCGGCTGAACGAGCTGCCCTGCTCCTTGAGGCTGGTAAGTGTTTGATAGCGGTAACTCCCCTTGGCGCTAAAGACGCGAACGAGCTGTTACAAAAGGGCGAAACTCGCGCCATTATCGATGCCATTTGGAGGGCGTCACCTTTTACACCATCTCGATTTGTTAGCTTGTCTAGTCTTAAAGAAGATGTGCTGCGCCCGGTAGACAACGGACTGCCTTGGATTTTTGATGAGCTTACTAAATGGACCTATGGCCGGCGACCGGGAGAAACTTATTTCTTTGGTGCTGGCACAGGTGTCGGTAAGACAGACATCTTTACTCAGCAAGCTGCTGCTGATATTGCTAATGGTGAAAAGGTTGCGCTGTTTAGCTTTGAGCAAACGCCTGTCGAGACTGCTAAGCGATTAGCCGGCAAGTTTGCAGGTCAGCGATTTCATATTCCTGATACTGGCTGGACACAGGCCGATGTCGATAATGCGTTTGCTGAACTCGAAGACAAGCAATCGTATATTTACAATCAATGGGGTGCAGCTGAGTGGGCCACAGTAAGCCGCGACATAACGCAGCTTGCACACATGGGCTATCGGCATTTCTATATTGATCACCTTACCGCTTTTGCAGCTCATGCCACCGATGAGCGCAAGCTTCTAGAATCTACTTGTGCCGACATGGCGCAACTCGCACAGCAACTCGGTGTTAACTTCTATGTAATTTCGCACTTAGCGACACCTGATGGTGTACCTCACGAAGAAGGTGGTCGCGTTTATGTACGTCACTTTAAGGGGTCCAGAGCTATAGGCTATTGGGCTCACTTTATGTTTGCTATCGAACGTGACACTCAAGCTGATGACATTGAAGAGCGAAGACACTCAAAGTTTCGCTGCCTTAAAGATAGATACACAGGCACAGCAACAGGTAACGTCCTTACTCTTGCTTACGATGAAAAATCAGGCTTGCAACAAGTCGATGCCGATTATGTTTTCCCTGATGGAAAATCTAAAACTGCTGAAGACCATGGTTTTAAGAAAGTAGCCAACAATGATTTCTAGGGGGCACTATGATTATCGGTGACATAGAAACAGACGGCTTCTTGGATGTGATGACTAAGATTCATTGCATCGTGCTCTACGAATTTTCTGAAAAAAAATTCCTGACCTTTAATTCGCAGGGAAATGCTGACGGAGACATCGAAGATGCCATGCGTATGCTGAACGATTGCGACAAATGCATCTTCCATAACGGACACGGTTTTGATTACCCAGTGCTCAAGAAGTTCACAAAAAGTTTTGACCTTAAGCCTAGCCAGATGTACGACTCACTCACAATGGCAAAGGCTGTTTATCGTGACATCCGAGGTCAAGACTTTGACGCGATGAAGAAAGGTAGACGTCATAAAGAATTTGCAAAGATGAATCTTGTGGGCTCTCACTCCTTGAAAGCATGGGGCTACCGATTAGGTGAACTTAAAGGCAGCATAGCGGATCAAGAGGGCACGACAGATTGGTCCAAGTGGACAGCCGAGATGCAAGACTACTGTGTGCAAGATGTTGTTGTCACAACTCGTCTTGTTGAATCAGTATTAAAAAAACTGGACCAGCATCCATGGGAATGCCATGCGCTCGACAATGAGTTCCAGCACATCATGTCGCGTCAGGAAAGGCATGGATTTTACTTTAACGAAGATGAAGCTATAAAACTTTATGGAGAAATTAATGGGCTTATGAATAAGCTCGAAGGGGAACTGATAGATGAATTCGGAAGCTTCTTTAAACGAGGAAAAATATTCAGCCCTAAGCGAGATAATTCGCGGCAAGGGTACACAGCTGAGGTACCTTTCAGTAAAGTCACACTTACCGAGTTTAATCCAGGCAGCAGAGACCACATCCAAGATAGGTTACAGAAGCTATACGGTTGGAAACCTACTGCTTTTGGAGCGAACGGTAAAGCTACTGTTGACGAGCGAACGCTTGCTAAACTCGATTATCCTCCAATCCGATTACTCTTGCCTTACCTCCAGTGCTCTAAAATCTCTGGCATGTTGGCCGCTGGAAATCAGGCTTGGCTTAAAGCAGTCAAGTCAAAAAGAATCCACGGACGTATTGACCCTATGGGTACAAATACTTGGCGCTGTTCACACTCTAACCCAAATCTCGGACAAATACCCGGAGTTAGAAAAGACAGCAGTGGCAGCATCTTGTGGGAAGTTAAGGGCGGGTTCGGAGCTGAATGCCGACGACTCTTTGGCGTACCTACTGGGTTTAAATTATTGGGGCATGATGCGTCAGGTCTTGAACTCCGATGCCTCGCCCACTACATGGCAAACTATGACGGCGGAGCTTATGGACAATTGGTTGTGGACGGCGACATTCATACAGTCAACCAACAAGCCGTTGGACTTAATAAACGAGCAAACGCAAAGACATATATCTATGCGTTCCTTTATGGCTCCGGTGACCTACGACTCGGCTTAATTGTTTTCAATGATCTAGAGCCTGATAAAAAGAAAGCATTCATAGCTAAGCACGGACCATCGGGTCCAGCTTACGACAGAGCACTAACCTCGTTAGGTAAAAAAAGTAGAAAAAATATTTCCGACTCCCTACCTGCCCTCGGTTCCTTAATTAAAGCTGTTAAACATAAAGCTCAAACTGAGAGAAAGCTGAAAGCATTAGACGGTCGGCTATTAGAAATTCGTTCTGTACACTCCGCGCTGAACATGTTGCTGCAAAGTTGCGGCGCAATATTAATGAAACGATGGCTCGTCATCCTCGATGAAGACTTAAAAGCTGCCGGCTTATCCCCCATGGCTTTCGGCGGTGACAACTACGAGTTCGTTGCTAATGTGCATGATGAGGCTCAGTGCGAAGTGCGAGAGGCAGACGTTGATAAGTATAACGAAATTGCGCTCGCTGCTTTTCCAAAAGCGGGAGACTACTACAACTTTCGATTACCTATTGCTGGCGAGGGTAACGCCGGGAATACATGGCTGGAGACACACTGATGGATAAACAAACCGCACTTGATATGTTAATAGCACCACCGGATAGCACTAAGTTTCTCGGTGGCTTGCAGCTCGACGTTCTAAAAGATGGGAAGCTACTGTTGGATGTCGGTATATATAAGTCGGTAGGCAGATTCATTGTTACCTTCAACGCAGAGCATCATGCAAAGTTTAATCGTTTGTTTTTTAAATCAGAGCGAGAGGACATTACTGAGACAAAAGCCAATACGTTTATTCACACCATGGCTTGCAGTTTCAATTCAGAAATTATTGGAACAATTGCAACTGCGATGCTTGAGTCGCGCATAGAAGACATCCAAGACTTTAAAACTATCTACATCGGTGCAGGTGTTCCAGCTTGCATCATGATGATGGTTGCAGCAGCCTCCCCGCCTCACTTTATATTCTCATTTGGAATGCCAGCTTTTTCTAATGGTCGTCCGTATAGAGAGATCGAGTCGAAAGCGTATGATCGTAAAGTTCGTCTCGGTAAATCTGACGAATACATGTTAAAACAAAAACATTACATCCTACCCACCGATGGCACGTTCCGTGTCAACTCAGAGTACACACCTCCAGTTCAGCAAATGGCATCACATCGATGCCCTACTCAGTCTGAGCGCTTAAAAGCTCGCCTCACCACAATGCCACGCTTAGGGTTAAATCTTAAACATCATGCGAACATTACTTTTTGACAGTGACATCTTTGCCTTCAAGGCAGCCGCCGTAAATGAGATAGCAACACCCTTTGGAAAATACAGCTGGGAAGATAACGCACTGCAAGATGTAGACACTCGCATCGAAGAGCTGATGGTGGAGCTTAAGGCCGACGAGGCCATCATGTGCCTCACACATAAAGAGAACTTTCGATATAACGTGCTCGGTACATACAAAGGCAATCGCAATCGCGATGAAAGTTCTAGGCCCGAGCTGCTGCTGCGAGTCAAAGAACATTTAGCGACAGAGTATCGCAGCTATATAAGGCCATCGCTCGAGGCTGATGACGTCATGGGTATCTTGGCTACACACCCCAAACTAATCAGCGGTGAGAAGATCATAGTCTCTGAAGATAAAGATATGAGGACCGTCGGTGCTTCTATCTATAACCCGCGCAAACCAGAACAAGGTATACAAACTATCACGCCTCTTGAGGCAGCACAGTTTCACATGTGGCAAGTGATTGTGGGTGACTCAACAGATGGTTACTCAGGCTGCCCCGGCTTAGGTCCAGCATCGGTCTTTGCTGAAGACATCAACACGTTAGACGCTGACGATTTATGGGATTCAGTAATCGAAGCTTATGCAAGTAAGGGAAAGACAGAGGCTGACGCACTTACACAAGCAAGGCTCGCTAAGATTTTATCGACACACTTTTATGATTTTAAAAATAAGGTAGTTGAGCTATGGACACCACTCGCACTAACTCTACTAGATCAGGGGTATTAACTATGAGAAATAAAGAAATGCAGGTGGGCGGGAAACACTACACAGAAATGAAGATTCAGCCCATCGAGTACATCACTCAGAATAAGCTGAGTTACAGCGAAGGCAACGTCATTAAGTATGTTTCTCGTTGGCGTAAGAAAGGTGGGATTGAGGATTTACGGAAGGCTAAGCACTACATTGAGATGCTCATTGAGGAGGCTAACAGTGGCAATATATAAATTAAATAACTTCGCAGTTCATGAGCTGGTTCCACCGGAAACTTATGATAAGTTTGGTGACCGGGGCATTCGCTATATCGATCCGAGACTTATTGGAACTCTTAACGCTATCCGCGATTACGTCAATGCGCCAATGACGATTAACGACTATCGCTTCGGTGGTAGCAGAGTAAGCAGTGGGCTACGACTGCCAGGCTCTAAGTATCACTCGCTCTACTCGGCGCACTCCTACGGCATGGCCTTCGATGCAGTCGGTGACTTTGACTATGAGGCTTTGCGAAAGGACATTATAGAGAAAGGTGAGGAGCTGCTTCCGCATCCGGTAAGGCTGGAGATGGACATTAATTGGTTACATGTTGATGTCATGAATGCGTCCGATAAGTTTGTTATTACTTTTAATCCTTAAAAAAAGCCCCAGCAGCATAGAGCCACTGGGGTATAAAACTTAGTCAACTACTTGTAATGTAATTCCTGTCCTTGCAAAAGTTCTTAACATGTCACCGTAGCGCGTTCCATTAGCTCCACGAAATTGCGATTCCCATTCATCAAGTATACCTGCCACTTGCTCATCAGCTACGTTTGTCGGCATCGAACCCATATTAGGATCAGTAATTTGATTAGCTAAAGTCTCTCTGGTTCTCCGACCTAGCATGCCTGAGACTTGTTCTTGTACAGCAGCTGCTGCCATTCCCACGTTTCTTAATTTACCTGTGGGAAAAAACCTGGAAGCTCGCAAAAACTGTATAAAAGTTCCTGATGGATTTGAGGAACCTCTTACCGTTGGTCTGTTCCATCTATCTGCCCAAGCTCGCATAGTCTTATCTAACCCATCAGTGAACTCTTTACCCCAAAGCTCATTACGAGTGTTGCGTGGAATTTTATTAATTACATTCATAAAGAGCTGGTGATTTAATATTATAGTCCCATTCTCAGCAGTCTCTTGTCCTTTTTTAGTTATTGCCGAATGCATGGCTTCTAGCAATGGAGCTTGCTGCATAGAATTTATTACATCTTGACCACCATCAACTGTAAGCAATTTAGCTTTAATAGTTTTTAATGCTTTAGGGCTCATCTTGTTTGAGCTCAAATTAAGTACTAGGTCAGGCGCTGTAAATAAATCATCCAGCTGAGTCGCATTCGGATTAAGTCCAGCGTCTGCTGTCCTTACAATATTTCTAATTATGTCATCAGTCTCCCACTCCTCGCTGTATTCTCTTCGTGCTCTCCTCGCTGCTCTTCCCGCTTCAGTTACTGCTCCAACTTCATGTCCTAAAGTGTCATCCATATTGACAAGCATGCGATCAAGACCGTCATCAATAAGTTTTTTATAGTCGTATAACATTTTCTTTTCTTGACCCGATAAGTCAGGACGCCAATAAGCGTTAAGGTCTTGTATTAATCTTTCAGCATTTTCAAAAGTAAGCTTCTCAACTTTCTCTGCGGGTTGCGCTCCTACTGGAGCGACCTCTTGTCCTCCACGGGGCGTTAGCCTTAATTCAGTTCCAGCTGGTTGATCTGGAGAAAAATTACTGCCTCTACCAAAAGTTCCTGATATGCCATACTTATCAAAATCCTTTAGGATTTTGTCATGCATTTCTTTATAAGCTTGTCCTTGGTACTGCTTACTTAAAACATCTAAATCGATTTTCATGTTCTCAGTATAAACACCGACATTTGTTTGCTTTGCTAAATTATCAAACTCTTTGTACAGCGCTTTATATTTTGCCTCATCTCCAAGCCTAGCAAATGTTAAACTCTCGGCAATTCTATTTCCTACGTTTCTTAACTCTTCTCCGGTAGAAGGAATCGGGTCATTATTTCCCGGTAGCTTATAGCCATTCTGATCGCCAAACTGATTGATCAAACTTACGACCTTACCTCTAATAGCTATCTCTCTGTCTTTTTCATAATTTAATATAGTGTTACCCGCATCACTATTCTTTAAACCCTGATAAACCTCGTGAGCTTCTCGAGTTGCTGAAGCAGTCAGAGGGTCTAAATGATACCCCCCATACTTCCTCGCATTGTCTATACGCTCTTGAGCGTCCGTCTCTGTAGCTGTCAGTTCTTTTCGCGCTTTTCTTTGGCCTTTTACTCGTCTGTATAACTCACCTGCTGGGCGACTAATTCCTGTAAGAACAGAGCCGACACCCACATCAATAGCTGCTCCTAGACCTGCTTGTAAGGATACGTCCTGTCCTTCATCAGCAAAGGTCGCTCCTATAGCGGCACCCTCACCCGCCATGCCAACAGTAGCTAACTTTTTCGTGCCCTCTGTTACGGCTCGACCAGTGGCATAACCACCAATGGCCTTTGCTGTTGTCTTTGCTGCTATGCCTCCCGCCCCGCCGATAGGAAGTGTAGCTGCCGTTTCTCCTAGAAATTTACCACTACCAAACGCAATGGGAGAACGAGCTTTATACTCTGCATCTCTCTCTGCTCTTCTTAACTTGCTTTGTGTTGTGCGTTTAAGTGCATCATCATTTCCCATGCCTCTTGCAATTAAACCTCTCGCACTGTCAAAAGTATTACCTATCCCCGAGCGCATACCTCTTCCAATATTTGCCACATCCTCAACAAAACCAGAATCTTTCCCTTGAGAAAACTTTGCCATTCTCATAGCTTCTCGCTGTAGCTCTGCAGCGGCTTCCTGATTGCCAGCTCTCTCTGCTGCTTCCTGTGCTTTTTTTAACTGCTCATAAGAATATGTAGCCATTTAGTCTATCCTTATCTTCCAATGTTCCGTTGGTTTATTAGCTGTGCCGTGCTTAACGGAGGTGAGCCGTCGCCACCAGTATCAATAAATTCTAAGGCTCCTGGGGAAAGAAGAGCATCAGGCTGTCCGGTATCCGGGTTTATAAACTCACCAGTATCTATGTCAAAATTTGAATCAGCAGCAGCCTGTCGAGCTACATTAAGAACTTGATAGAACCTCCAATCACCATTCTCACTCCTTGCATCACTTGGCATTCGTGAAACATTCTCAATTGCATCACTAACTTTTGAAAGCATTCTCAATTTCATTTGCACTGTCTCTGGCATGTCTCCCTCTGTCGGAAGCATGTTGTAATATCTTTCAGCCTCAGAGTCTGATCCAGCTGCTCCTGAGAATGCTTTAAAGATTGCTTCTCCAGCCATGTTTCTCGCTGTTGTGAATCTCTGACCTTTTCCAGTTGTAAGATAATTTGACATAGGAAGGTTTCTACTTAAGCGATTCCAAGTTTCTTCACCACCTCGCGTATCAAAGCCCTCATCCATAGTGGCAACTAGCTCCAGCATGGCAGAATCTAACGCAGTAAGCCTTATCCGCGCTGAACCTTCAGATTCTTTTAACGAATCTTGATCACTCACCGCAGACCTCTTAGTCCAATTGCCGTCAGCCATTTGGTTGTACTCGGGGTCAGCACCTAGAACAACTTTATTCCCATTAGCATCCATAGTTAGTTGATACGGACGCTGCGAATCTTTTAACTCATCAAATTGCTTTTGGCTTAGGTTATTACTAGTTATATAAGCGGTTTGCTCAGCCAACGTTAAGTCTGCAAATGGTATAGATTCAATTCTATCTACCTGCTCACTTTCGATTTGGCTTTGTGCTGCTTCAAACTCCATCGTTGTTGCTTGATCTTCCAATTCTTGATTTCTTAATTCAATATTACGCTCATCTTCTCTTGTTTCTGATCGATCTAAATCTTCAAGCTGCTGTTCCCTTGTTGTCTTATCTCTTCCAAGTGTAAATTCATTACGCTTATCTTCCAGTCCTTCTTGAAACTTCTGACCTGCTACTCGCTCCGAAGTCTGATACTGCCGAGCTTCCTCAAGCGCTTCTTGATTACGCAACTCTACCGCAACATCGTTGTAGTACTGACCGCCGACTTCAAGCGCCTTACCAATACCCATACCAACATTAAATGCAACTGGCCGTTCAGGTCGATTCTTAAACATTAGCTAAAAACTCCTGTAGCTCACCCTCGTCAACTTTGTCACCCTGAGTCTGCATATAGTTCTGCAGCCCGATACTGTATGCCTCACTCATCTCATCCTCAGTGATGTCGATACGAGGATTTGCCGTTTCAACAATTTCCACAATTTCCTCGACAGCTCTCTCCCCAATCGACCCAAGGACATCTTCCGTCATCATTGGGTTCTTATCTTGGATTTGCAGAACGACGTCACTAGCTATGTTGCCTACACCGAGCACCGGATCATCATGAGCAAACACAGCTTTAAGTAACGCTGAGCTTTGCCCTTTACCGTGAATCATCTGAATTAGCTGCTGCTCAGCTTGTTCGTGCATCGCTTGTTCTTCAGGACCAGCCTCTGGCTGCTCAGTCATTTCGACGTCACCAGCTTGGCGTATAGCTTTACTATGTGCCTCTCTTCCGTTCTTAGCTTGCTGCACAGCATCCGGTCTTGCTTGCTCAGCTTGCGCCTGATCCATGTTATTGACAGCTTCACCAACAGATGAGCCCTGACGTTCCTGTATACGTTGCACAATACTCATTAGACATTCCTATAAGAATCAGTAGTAGGGTCGTAGTAACCAGTATTCGATGAAGGCTTTTGCATTGCAGCTTGGCCTCCGGTCTGACCTTGTGTAGTCGTCGGTGTGTAAGCCAATTGCGGACCAACACCGCCACCATCAGTGCCGCCTTTTAATCGGTCAGCAATGTTGAGTCGGAAGGCTGTATTAGTATCGAACTCTTTTTTCTCGGCGTTGTATCTATCCATCTCAGCATCTGCTGCAGACTTAGCACCGATCACCTGTCCAGCAATGTTCAAACCAGTCGATGCAATCATTGCATTGCCGGGAGTAGCGACCGACCATTTCGCGAGGCCGGCTGCTTTAGATGCACCAG